TGAATTTCTCTTCGGGCACACTCATGTTGTGCTCGATGAAGAGAGTCTTTAGACCTTCAAAGAAAGATTCCGAAATCTCGTTTTTAATGCCGTGCTCGATCTGGAGAGCATTTTCCTTCATCCAGGTCTCTGCAACATACGAGAGATAGTCATCAACCTTTTCGGCCAATTCTGTTTTGATGCTCTCGACTTCTTCAGTCAGAGTAGCTTCAAATGCTTCGGTGATTGCTGCAACTTCATCATTAACTTTAGCAGTTACTGCTGCTTCAAAGATTGTTGCTGCACGTTGTCTGAATTCTTCTGAGAGCTCTTCACCAGCGACAAGAGCGTCAACATCCTCAGTAAAGTCGTACTTGGTTTCAGCGATCGTTTCTTCGCCATCTTCCTCTACGTCCTCCATTTTAGCGGATGCATCACTGGGTTTGGTTTTCAGTGACTTGTCACCTTCATGCTTCACTGCACCTGCAGCAGAAGCACCAGCATTTTTAGTGCCCTTAGCACCTTCTTCAGAATCAGAAGTTACCGTAATCACCTTAGCAGCACCACCTTTAGAGGTGTCAATTTTTTCACCAGGCTTAGCATTTTTGGTGACGGGATCAGAACCTTCGGCCACTGTTTCCATATTATCTAGCTCTTTATCGAGGGATTCAGACATTTGATCTACTCCGTTTAGCATTTGTTTGTCTATGTTTATTTATAAATTACAAACTCTTCAAAAATGCCTTAAACGCGGAAATTTTGCGCTCTTGGATATTGATGAGTGTAGATTGGTCGATTTCGTCCTTAATTTGAGCCACTGCAGACTCTTTAAGAATTCCATTGTCCCAAACCCATTCCTTACCTTCCATAATTCCATCAACAAATGCATCAGGAGCAGAGGGATCTGCCACAATATCAGCAGCAGTAGCAAGCATAAAGTCGTCTGCGACAACATTACAACCTTCTTTTTTTACCAATGATCCCATACCTCTGGATGAAACACCCAGTCTCACACCTTCGTCGAGAAGATTTTTGGCGATCTTTCCCATAGGAGTGTCAAGTAACTTTGCCTTACCGATAAAGTTATTTCCATCTTCCTTGAGGGAAACGATTTTGTGAGACACTCTATCTAGATTGATAGAAGGACCATCAGGATGACCTAATTCTCCAAGAGCACGCCCTTTTTGAATGTAGTTCTCATCGTATTTAGCAACTTCGCGCTGTAGAGTTGGCAACTTATACATGCGACCATTGCGATTCTGCAATTCTGCTTGCAAGAAAATACCTTCAATGAAGTAATTTTTCTTACCTTCAGATTCTTCAGAAATAAATTCTACTTGAGTAATTTCTTCAGCTATCAGTCTCATCGGTTGTTTCCTCTTCGGTTTCTGGGGTTTCCTCTTCATCTGGGATATTGTCGGGCAACGCATCAGCAACTGCATCTGCAGCATCCTGAGCAGTATCACCCAAATCAAAACCCATTGTTTTAGCAAATTCCAACTTTCGTTGTTGGATCAATTCATAGGTTCGCGCCCCTAATGCATCACTTACGGCATCAAGTGCTTTAGATTTTTCGTCACCGAAAATCTTATCTACGATCTCATTGGCAATATCGGAAGGCATAATGATAAAATAGTAATTATATTCAATAAGTATTTATTATTTAGAATTCCCCTCTTTTCAGATCACTTGGATCAGGACCCGTTTCTTCCGCAGGTGGTTGTGCCATTTCTGCGGGAGGTGCTTCACCGCCCATAGCAGCAGGATCTTCCATGGCAGCAGGATCAGCAATAATACCTGCTTCCATTTCCGCTTCAATCTGCTCGTCAATTTCCTTCATTTCAACGTCAGTTTGCTTCAGGACTTGACGGCGAATATATTCGACGCTAAAGTATTTGCCAACATAAGGGTCCATAGAGTTGACAATATTGAGACGCTCATTGGTAATCTCATTATCTTTCAACTCACTGAAGTAGTTGTCCGCAATGTAATCAAACTGGACATGCTCCTTCATTTCATCCCATTCTTCAATGGTGATGATACCTTTGAGGACGAGTTGTGTCTTCAGCAGATCGGTAAATAATTCAGAGAAACGCTTACGGAGACGAGCAACAAACTTCTGGAATTTAACTTCGTCACGAGTGATCTCTGCAGCACGACCAATATTGAAAGTCGTTTCTGTTTCTAAACGAGACGAAGGAACGTTGAGTGCTTTGTAAAGTTTCTTTTGGAAATACTTAACGTCTTCCAACTCACCCAAGTTTTGTCCACCAGGAAGAGTAGTGATTTCTGTGCCACGACCACCCTCACGTCTAGGAAGCCAGAAGTCTTCTAGCATTGACATGAATTTTTTGTCGTCCTTAATCTCACCTGTGTTTGCATCATACACAAGTTTATTACGATAACGACCCATAACTTCGCGCAGATATTGCTCTGCCTTATTCTTGGGAAGATTACCAACATCAATATAGAAGATACGACGCTCAGGTGCTCTACTCAAACGGTAGATAACTAGAGAGTCTTCAATCATGCGGAGTTGATTTACCGCTTTGATTGCTTTGTGTAGGTGCGAAAGCACCATGTTTTTGTTGAGATCTTGAATACCAGAGTGGCAATAGCAGATAGAATCTGGTGCAATCTTCAAACCCTGGTTGGTAGAATTCTTTAAACCTTTTGGATCATACAAGAAATACTCTGCTGACTTTGCAGACAGTGCTTCATTGAGAGGAGCACCACGCAACTGCTCAGGTCTCTTTTGCTCATGCTCTGTAATTTTGCGAATCTTACGGGGATCGATATAACGTAACTCAATCAAACCACCACTGGGATTCTGTGGATCAATTACTTTATGATAGAATAGTCTGCCGTCAACATACCAACGACGGAAGATTTCATACGAGCGATTTTCAAAATCGAGAAGACGAAGAATCTCATGAAACTCTTCTCGGATTAACTTTTTAATTTTATCAGAAACTTTAAGATTTGATAACTCCACCTCTACTGGCACGTCATCAAAGTTTCCACAAATAGTTTCATTGACGATATCATCAACTGCACTATCACATTCTGGTTGTAAAACCATCTCTCTATAACGAGAGATTAACTGATATTCATTACGAACAGTTCCGTCGAAATCTACGGTATAACCATAATAGCCGCCACCTGATACTGGTTGCGATCCATCAAGATTATCCTTTTGCACGAAAGAAGGCCCTTTTGGGGCCTTCTTAGCACGATCCAACGAAAATCCAAATAGTTGAGACATTATGTGCTTTGAATTAATTCCCTGATATATTTATCAGGGTTTAAATTCATCTCCCTTGAGTTGCTTCAGGTGCCCAATACTGGACTTGAAGCTCAACAGTGAATTCTTCAATAGCGTCATTATTGCCATAATCGAGATCGATTGCGGAAATGTTGCTTGGGAATACGTTGTAGAATTTGTAGGATTTGAGAATCTTAGGTGAATCACCATCCTTAAGATCTCTTGCGAGTTGATGGACGCTCATGTCAGCAAAATAACCAGTTGCATCGCTAGCATCACCAAGAGTGCCAGCTGCAGTAAAGTTTTCGTTTGCTGCTTGAATTGAATTTGCCCACAATTCAAAAGCATTTCTCATGACAAAATTGCTGTCATTCATCACAGTGATTGTCCAAGGCTCGAATGTGCGATCACCAGCGATCTTTAACACACGACCTCTAAAGGGCACTTCGATAACACCGATCTGAGAAGCGGGAAGATTTGCTGCTCTAACCGTAAACTTACCGAATGTGCTGAGCGCAGACTCGTTAATAATTCCAGTGGGGAAGTTAAGATCCACTTGGAATAGATTAGGTCTAGCAAAGTCACTGACTACACTAGCCTTAAAATCATCAATAGTTCCTCTGATTGCCATTTTTCGTTATGCTCCGTCGTTAATATTTAGATAAATTAAACTTTTGAGGGGGTCTTTCGACCCCCCAACTTATCAGTTAGCAACCTCAGTGAAGGATACGCCCGTGCGAGTAGCAACAAATGTCAGTGTGACATAGTTGATTGTGCGTGTGGGTTTGATGAAGATTTCAGCATAGAATTCACCACGATCAACTGCCTCAGGTGGGTTGTTGCTTTCATCACACTTGACGAGGAAGTCAGTTACACCACGGCGACCTTGGACATCGCGGAGATAAGGCTCAACGATATTGAGGAAGAGGTTTCTCTGTGCTTCGTCATTTTGCTCGAAGAGTTGTGACTTAGCAGCTTCACCGATAACTCTCTCCAATACTAGGAAGAGACGACGGACATTGATACGATCGAATGCAGAAGCAAAACCTTGTGCAGTCTTATCACCGAAAAGGACAATACCTTGACCAGGGAAAGAAACTATAGGGTTGATTCTGTTTGCATACAGAGTGTCACGCTGAGTCTTATTAGGTGAGTATGCTAGTTTGATAGCATTTCTCAAAACACCACGGGAGAATCCAGCAGGAGAATACCATGGCTCTGCAACTTCAGCAGTCTGTAAGCAAAGACCAGCAATGTCACCATTAGTGGGGACATAACGATAAACATCATTATACTTATCGTAGATATACTTGTAACCAGAATCAAATACGGCGTAGTTTGAAGATGGCACTTGATCAAAGTATGCAAGAATGTTATTGGTAACACTCTGAGCATTGCTTACGCCGATAACATCAGATCTCTTTGGCGAGAAGAATGCTAGACAATCACGACGCTCTTCAACAATATTGATGATTGTAGTTGCTTTAGCAAGAGCAGCAGCATCATCAACACCTGCAGGACCACTGAGAATAAAGTCTACGGTTTGTGATTCTGGATCGTCAACTAGATTATATGCAGTTGCAAGATCAGTATTTGTGATGGCATATACACCACCAGTAGCAGTATAATTTACACCACCACCTAGACGATAGTAGAATGTTGCATTATTTTTGGATCCCAAAACTACGCTATTTGAGGGATATGCTGTAGATCCATTTGCAGATCTAAGAAGATTGAATCTTCTTGATGTGGCGCTCGCACCCCAATCACCAGCGGATGAATTGCCACTCGTGCCTTCAAACGCTGCGGTTTCATGAGCACCCCAGTAAATATATGCTGATTTCTGCTTGAGGACTTCCTTGTAGTAGTTAACTTCACCAACGCTAGTTTTGGCATCAGATGCCTTAGACAGTCCGATGAATCTTTCTAGTACAGCTCCAGGAGTGCCTGTGATGCCGCCATCAACATCAATTACGAGAATGTGTAACTCGTCGTTGGATCCACCAACACTACTTACACCAAGCGAAGTGCCAGGACGGGGGGCAACATTAATCCACTTAGAACCAGGGAGATACTCACGCTCGTTATATTCTGTGCGGACAGATTCGATTGTAGCAGTAACTGAGTTTGTATCATCAACTGTGTTTGTTGCAGCAAAAGCAACACTAGACTTATCTAAACCAATATAGAGACGACGCTCAATACCACTAGAAGCAATATCTGCAGTATTAGTGCCTTGAGTGATTGTCTGTCCATCAGCAATGATGCCAGTAACACCACCACCAGGAAGAGCGATTTCTAGCTTCTTATTCGCAGCATCCCAAGCAAGGACAGTAACAGCCTCTGATGATCCACCAATATCGATAGTTGTTGCATCCCCAGGAGTAAAACTACCAACAATGCTAGTGAGAGTTAAAGAAATGCTATACTTATATACTCTGCCAGCAGCACCTGAAGATGCATATGAAAGTGCTTCATCAGCAACAAATTCAAATTCATTACCCGATGATGGAGCACTGACTACGGCAATTTGATCTGCACCAGCATCAGTCATGAAGATGCCAACAGAATTGCCTAAAGAACCAGCTGTGCGAGCAGCAAATTTCCAGTTATTGCTGTTGCTATCTTCGTATGTGGTTTCGTATTCTTGTAGATTTTTGATTAGCGCAGCAGTACCGCCAGAAGTAACTGCATTCTTGAGTGCCGAATTGGTAACACGAACTGTTTTTAAGATACCACCGTAGGAGATAAATTGAGATGCAGTAAACCAATACTCGTAGTTGTAGTCATCTGGCTCGCCAAAAACGCTAGTCAGTTGTCTTTCGGAAGAAATTTCAACGATTTCCTCAACGGGACCTTTTGAAAAAGGTGCAGCTAACACACCTACATTTAAACCAACTGGAGTAGTTACCGTTGTCAGGTCCCTTTCCTGAATAACTACACCTGGCGAAAGCTGATTGGATGCCATATTTAAACTCCTAGAAACAGTTCAGCGATTGTCTAGGATTATTTATATTTTTGAAACTTTACCTATACTCCCACATATATGATTTATCTCCGTATTCTGCGGTGCTCCAAACGTCTCCCTCGGCATCTTTATAGTAATCAGATCCCAAACCGTCATCCACAAAACCAAAAGGTGCCATGTCTTGCTCAATTGCCTCTCTTTGGTCCGCGTAGATTCTCGCTCTTACATCATTATCATTCAATTCTTTAAAGTATGGTTGCATGGTCATCCACGCAAAAATCACCATACACATTGCCAAGTCATCATTACAACCTTCTTCCGCTTGGAATGTCTGACCCTTTTGAATGAAAGTAGTTAACTCTGCAATGCAATCATAGTCTGGAATATTTAGTTTATCATCTTCGATCAAAACTTTGAGGTTAGAGCAACCAACTTGCTTTACTGCCGAAGACATCTTAATGCCCATTTGAGTCTTCTTGCCAGAGAAACCCTGACCAAGTTGTTGACCTGCTCTTCCGCGCATTGCAACCATCAGAAGATTATCATACTCAAGATCATACTGAATGATATCGGCAACCTGACCACCAACGTCATTCACCTCAACCAAAACAAATGCATGATTATAATTTTTGGCAACATCTACAATGACGTTGGGAAATAGAATTGGTTTAATATCGTTATTTCGATATCGTGCAACTACTCGGTAGGGAATTGTAGTTGTATCAACCACCAAGAACGCAGAATAATCTCCTGATACTCCTCTAGCAACGTCTGCTGTAATGACATATTGATGCCCTTCCTTCGCTTTTTCATACATTGCAAGTCCGTTTTTTTCCGCAATAGGATCCCCATATGCCATCGTCCTCAACTTGCTTGGACTGATTAAAGTATCGACGGATCCTAAGAATTCACATTCAAACTCAACTCGGAATTGAGATTCGGATGTGTTTTTGATTGTCTGCTCTTTCCATGCAGCGTCTCTACCAGGGACTTGCGACCAGTGGACTTCTGTTGGAATATATTCGTTTGCTCCACGCTCGGCATCATGCCAGAGTTTGTAGAACATATTCATCCCATGAGGAGTAGAGATGATAATAACCTTTGTTGACTTACCTGATGATACAGTAGGATAAACAGAGCTGAAAAACTGATCAGCAATGTGATTCGGAACGAAGGCGAATTCGTCCAGAAATATGACGTTAAAAGACATACCCCTGACAGCAGAAGCGGAAGTAGATGCAGCAAGGATTTTACTTCCATTCTCCAATTCCAAACTACCTCTGTTCCATTGGAGGATTCCCTGTTGGAGCCACTTGGGGAGGTTTTCATATGATAGTTGCAAACGACCTAACATTTCACGCGCAGTCGCTGCTTTGTTTGCTAGGATTGCTACGTTGACATTTTGATTGAATAGTACATACCAAAGAAGGTATGCAGTAACGATAGTAGACTTACCAGACTGACGAGGTAACTTGGCAATATTAAATCTATTCTCATGAAAACTTTTCACCATATCGACCTGAAAGTCATACATGGTGAAAGGAATAACACCTTCATCCAAAGAAACGATCTTGATATAATTTAGGATAAAATATACAGGATCTTCGGAGCATCGAATATACTCCTGCACTTCCTCAGGAGAAAACTCCGTAGCAACATTTGCTTTTTTTAGATTCGGATTACCAAGATATACGTCAGTAGTGCTCATTTGTTATTCTTCACAGGCCAAGTTGATTCCATTGTTATAGTCAATAACAATATAAATCCAAAAATAAAAATACCAGCAGTCATACTAATGTGCCATGCTGTCTGCGGATTTCACGCAACTCTTCAAAGTCTTTTTGCTTAGTGCCACCGTCATATGCCCAAGCATAACCCTCTTCGATCATTTGCTCGTTGAGCGAGAGCTCTGCGTCTCCAATGTATAACCATCCGAGTAGTCTGCCATATTTGCCAACACCCCCAACAAGCTCAGTACGAACAGTGAGCTCATCATCACCAGCAATCGCACCTTCGAGTTTTTCTTTGAGCCAGTTTGTTGCGTCATATCCCAGTGCTTTTTCTTCGTCGTCTTTTGTGCGTTTTTCTGGGGTGTCCACACCAGCAACTCTAACTCTTTCTTTTTTATAAAGATCAAAACCGAGATCAATCGTGACATCGATCGTGTCTCCATCCAGCACTCTATCTATGCTGATCACTCGGAAGTTGTAACAACTCTTCCGACTCGGGGGTGTCATTGCTCCCAT